CCCATAGAGAGGTAAATATGCTTTGGATATTATTCACAACATCAGAAAATACGCCATTAATATATTCTCCCATGTCTTGGAATATTAATTTGAACGCTTCTAGATGCGTAGAAAAATCTGTGGAGAATAAATCAAATATCATTCCCCAACCGTCAAATATCATTCCGGTCAGGTCATACAGCGTTTTAAAAGCAGCAGCGGCGGCAATAATCTGATTATTCCATTCTGGATATTGCTTCAGCATTTTACCGATAAAGCTTTCGCCACCTTCAAAAAATACGTTAGCGTCTTCAGCGAGCAAAGCGAACGCTGAAATTAGTCCAGTAATAAGAAGAGGTATAGCAGCTATGGCTACGTTTGCAAGCAGCGCCGCTATTTGGACGCTTCTAAAAGCTTTGGCCATAGCAAGTAATGTTGTTACAAGCTTCATAGCTATAAAAGCTGCAGACGCTAATGCTAATAATTTAATTCCTTTAGTGAGCTGCTCTACATAAACAGGCAGCTGCTGCTGTATTAATTCTCTATTTGCTTTCCACCATGATTCTATTTGATTCGCAACATTTTCAACAATAGGAGTTAATTCGCGGGAAAGTAATCTTGAAAAATCTTTTCCTATCAAAGATAGATTTGTCAATGAGTCTTGGAATTCTGCAGAAAGAGCGGCGTCTTCAGCCGTGGCAACTCCTAAAGCTTCAGCCTCACCGATTAATTCTCGGATTCCTTCTGAACCCTGCTGGAGCAGGCGGATAGAATTGCCTAGGCCAACTTTATTTACTAACTCATATTGTTGACTGCGAGGTAATCCTTGAATCGCATCAGCTACTTCCATCAGCACATCTACTGTTGGTTTTAACTGGCCATTTGCGTCTGTGGCTGATATACCGAGGATACCAAATGCTTCTACAGCAGAACCCATTCCTCTGGCTGCTTCGGAAATACCTATAGATAGACCTCGAATATCACCTTCGAGAGAGTTGGAGTCTGCACCAACACGCGACATAGCGAATGCTAATGCGTCAATAGTGCCGATGGCGATGTCTGTTTCGTCAGACAGTTTACCTTGACGGTCAACAGCGGCAGTTACAGCCGTTGAAAAACCGACCAAAGCCGCGGTCCCGGCGGCTACTGTGGTTGCGAAAGTCTTAACGAGGCTTAATCCTTTGTCAATCTCGGAATTGAATTTTTCAATATCTTCCGGGTCAAAGTCAAAGCCTAAGCCGACTAATAATTCATCCAGCACGTGGTTTCTCCTTAGGCTTTAGATGATTTTTTACATCTAATATCTCGTTAAGTATCAGCACGTCTTCGATGGAGTATGTTCCATCTTCAAGTTCTCTCAGCGCGCATAATGGCGGGTCTGCGATAACTGGTCTATGTAGCCATGGGTCTACATTTTGAAAGGCTGATATATCTACTGGTTTGCCACGCTGGACAGTTCGCTTCCTTTGTCCTGCCCTTTGAAAAAACCCTTATAGTTCACCTGAACTACAAAGCCAAAAGCCTTATATACTTCGGACATATTGTCGCCGGCATATACGCTATCAAAAACAGAGCGACTGATAATTTGGCCATCGCGGCGAGTATGACCAGTAGTCATCATGCGTACAATTAAATCCACGACTTTATCCGGAGAAGCAGATTCAAATAATTTAGATGCGGCAGTACTTAAAATAGAAACTTTATCTTCTGCAGAAGAATCTTTTTTGCTTGCCATTTGAATAATATCCGGCAAAGCCTTTCCTAGGATTGACGCTAATTCCATTTTAAATTGCATACCTACAATTGCAGGATATTGAGTGCATGAATATTCATGCATATTGATTTCTTTTGTTTCAGTTTTACAAGACATTGTTTTTCTCCAGCTTATTCCCGGCATAAATTAGAGAGGAAGTCTTAAGCGATAAGCCGGGTAAACCGCTTAATATTGACTCCCTCTCTAAACTCGCTTTATACAGCTCCACCTAAGTGAAGCAGGTCAAGTCGCTCTACGACGATTCGCCACTCTTGTGAGCCAACAGCGTTTCCACGCGTCATATCGGCAGGACGCGGAATATACCCTTGTGTGCCTGAACCGATGTCATTATTATTGGTATCCTTGAACTGCACAAAGATAGGCACAAAAGCACCATTCTCTTGAGCCGTTGTCAGACCTGCCATATAAGCATTTGAATCTGAAGTCTGCTGGATACGGAAAATAACTTCGCCAGAACGGTCCGCGCTTAGCGTAACCGTCATGAGTCCATCTGCGCCAATAGTATGCGCCGCCGAATCACCGAGTCTTGCAAGCTGAATAACATCATCACCTTCGTCAAACCCAGTAATTGGAACGCCGTTTACAAGCAAGATGGTATTTAAGAAAGAATAACTTTGCATTACCTACCCCTTATCGTTCAAAAGTGCCTTGGATTTGTACGCCATGGATTGCGCCAGCGCCCAACGCTACAAAACTTAAGCCATTATATTGTCTGTTCTGTTTCTCAGACGCGCTTGTATCTGCCACCGGAATAGTGGTTACTTGATAACCTGTACCGAGGAATGTGCCGTCGATAGTTTCACCTGGAGCGATAAGCCCGTTAAGAACAGCGGTATCCAATACTCTAGTTACTTGCTGCTGAAGCGCCGCTACACCTTTATCAGTGTAAGGAACTTTAGTAGTCCGTGAAACAAGATAACCATATACTTCCGTTTGAATAGCATCTGTCAACCAATCAACACCGTGGATTTCATCAAAGAAGTAATCACCAGCCATATATGACTCACCATAAATAGCGGTGTCAGCTACTTGGAAGAAAACGTTAGCGCGTTTAGAGTCCAGAACAGCTTTGTCATTCGTGGAAATATCTTCCACAGAAATGCCTGGTAGTGATTTAAACTTCAGAGTCAATGTAGAATTTGGCTGACTGAAATTAACAGTAAATGCACGACCAGCGATGCTTGCACTTGGATACTCGTCAGGATAAGAACTAAAAGTGGTCATAGTTCGGTTAAAGTTACCAGTATCGAGTATAGACGCTATATCATTAGTGGTAACACTGTCGAGCACATCCAAGTCATTAGTAGTATTGAAAAATACTTTGGTTCTTGCTTGAATCCAAGAAGCAGCTGCTGTAACCGCAGCTTCACCATTAATCTCAACATCTTCGCGAATTTCCTTAGTGAAGATTAAGCCATACCAAGCGTTGTTTTTCTGCTCAATGGCATTCAACGCATCAGTAATAGTTTCTGGGTCTAAGCCATCAGACTTTGTTGATTCGCCTTGGCGCATCTGCAGCAGAGAAGAAATATCCGTGCCCGCGCCTGGGGTAGTCAAAAATGATACTGTCGAGGTTGCGCCAGTTGTTCCAGAGTTAATGAAAAATCGGCTTCCATCGTGCGCCACCGTAGCTGCAGAATATCCGCCAGAACCGATAGCTTGCAAGCCAACTTCAATCGCGTCGGCTACGTCGTCAAGCGTGGTATCCAACGTAAAGTCCAAGCCAGAAATAGTCTGTTGGTCGCCGTCAATAGAGATAACAAACGCTCCGTCACTGATTCCTGTGAAATCAGATACATCGGTAACTGAACCTCCGCGGAGCTCAGCCGCTACAGCATTGGCTGCGCGCACACTCACCATAAATGATGTAGGTTTTGGCTGTTGACTGAAATACGCATTTGCCAGTTTTACGACTTCAGAAGAACCTGGCCAGTCAGCGGCAACACCTTCAGCGTCAGAGTAGCTTCTGATGCGTTCGGCAAAACCGATTACCCCTGTTTCAGCAGTCACTACATTGAGAGTTCCAAATCCTGCTCTCGCAGGGAAAGTCGCTCCCAATGCAATACTGACTGCTACAATCGAGCTTTTTGGTATAGTCATTTTATTGCACCTTTATTTCGATGGGGATTGAACTAACCCCTGTTTCATATTCACCGTTGATGGTGACTGCGTTGATAGTGGTAATCAACTCAGAGTCATTACCAACAGCATTTAAGATTAAGTCAAATTGAGCTCTTTGCTCCCAGCTTGAATCAATCACTTCCGATAATCCTCGTACTTCAGAGCGTCTATTAACGCCTAACGCCGCAGAGTTTAAAAGTTCTGTCACTGTAGTACGCACAAAACCAGTGCGTGTTTTACGCGCATAATCCTTGGCATTGTCTCTAAAGAAATTAATAGACACCATTATTTCTCTAGAGCCTGAAGAACTGATGCGAATATCTTCGCCCTCGTTTTCTTCTTTAAACTCTTCCCATCCAACACTTGTATCCGTAGAAACGTGTACAGTGGCATATGAGCCAGATGGGCGCGGAGCGTTTTGCTGTGCTCTGATAGCCATGAATTCTGCATCATCCACTATAGTGTTGATGATAGTTCTTAGCAGCTGATTTATCGCTTCTTCTAGCAACATTATTCAAGCGCTCCGTAGACAGTATTGTGTCCATATGAAGACCAATCCGCATTCTGAATTACTCTGTATCTTCTGCCTTTGAAGATGATAGTATCTGCTAATTCGCCTTCTCTGTCTTCGGTAACACGTATTGGCTTCTTAGAGATAAACACGAAAATGCGCTTATTACGTTCTCCTTCTGGAAGCATTTGTAGGTCTTCAGCAGAAGCTGGTTGGCAGCTGGCTAAAGTCTTAAAAGTAGATGTAGCGCCTTCAACATAAATACCATCTACGTACCCGCCTGCGGTAGTTCTTTCTACTGTGATAATTTCAGCGGTGTCGGAATCAAGAGCTTCTGAAACATTAATCGGCATTATTTATTCACTTGATACGTTATCGCACGACGCAGATGTCCTGTTAGAACAAGTGGGTTGCCTTCTCGCGATGTTAATTCAGGTTCCTTGATGCTTGTAATCTTATCCTTGACATCTGTTGTCACGGTTAATCCTAGGAGCTCTAGCGCTTTTTCTTTAGTAATCTTTCCGCTTACGATTTGCGCCGCTAACTTATTCATAAGGTTTTTATACTTGCGTCGATTTTCTGCGGTAGTAGAACGTAAAAAACTGCGTTCTGGAATCCCTTGAGCGGGGCTTCCAAATTCGTGAACCGCTCCAACCATAACTGTTGATGTACCGTCTGGATAATCGCCTGAATCCGCTGGAAGACCAACTTTTACTCGACCTTCTTTATTTACTTCTTTAGCTAAAGCTTCGATGCGCTTTATGGCTTTAGTTGGACTTTTCTTTACTTTAGCTGTTATGGCCATACTGCAGCTCTCACACCAACGAAACATTGCCGACGTAAATCATCATAACGCTGCCCGTATGCTGTTTGTAAAAGATAGTCGTCTCGGGCTGAACGTTTAGAAGCATCACTTGCCGCTCTAGTTACAGAAACACCGCCCGCAGTTTTACTTTGGACAGGCCCGGTTTTAGCAGAGGTATCGCCTGCTTCGGAATTAGTAGCTAAAGTTAAAAAGTGAGCGACTAAATACGCTTGAGCAATATCATATTTACCGCACCATCTTTTTTCATTTGTTCCCATTTGAGCAACAGCGTCATCAATAAATAACTGAATACGCGCATCTGAATATTCGGTGTCATCAGAAAATTCTGGAAAACGTAATCTTATATTTTCTATTGTTGCTGCCATTGCTATTCGCCTTTATATGTATACGTCACCGCGAAGATTATTAACGCGGATAAAATAGCCGCTACCCACGCTAAAGCACTTTTGGTAATAGAAAAATGATTAGTAGAAATGGTTTTATTTTGTTCGTCGTTGGTGCTTTCTAATTTATCAATCTTTTTTTCTATTGCTGTGATTTTTTCTGACACGCCTGTCATCATGTAATCAAGATAGTCGTTATTATTTCTTTCTGCTTGCCAGATTTCAACTTTATGGACTCGGCTTTTGACGTTATCCACGTCATTGCCAAATCTTTTTAATGTTTCTGTGTGATTATTCACTTGCTCTTGAAGACGTACAACCCCATGTATATCTCTTTGCATCGCCTGCATTCCAGAGCATATATCATCTAACTGCTTGTATAGACGCTCCAATTGATTATCACTCATGTGTGTAGCCATGTATTTGCCATGTAAAGTAAATTCGACGTCCTTGTCTGAATCATGCTTACTCTTTAGGAGTAGCTACTGCTTTGGTTTTAGAAACTTCAGATTTATCCTTAGCTTCTTTTTTGTTTAGCGCAGTGCCAAAATCGATTTTATCTGCAGTTTTAAGTGCTTTGACGAAATCAGATTCTTTAGCTACACTCCAATGGGCATCGTCTACAAAGTTAATGCCAGGATGCAAACGAACAACGATAATCTTATTCGTTTTTGCGTCGCGAGCTTTAACGTTGAATTGACGAGCGGTATTATTAATTACTCCGGCCATAATTAGATACCTTCTGAGATTGATGCTGAGAGTGGGTAGTACACGTTAACACCACCTACGCGCGCGCGGCCAGGAATGATAAATTCAAGGTTCTTCTGCTGCACAGGAAGCATTTCCAGTTCTACCGGGATTTCAAGTTCGAGCTTATCAGGGTCGCGAGTATAAACTACCATCGCATCTGCTGTTAAGTTCGGGTTAAGTGCCGCGCTACATTCGTTAACGGCGATAATGTCATCCATGCTGTTCAGGTACGGGCTATTTTGCACCAGATACGCAGCAATAGTAGTATCGCTGTTTGCTGAACGTGGGGTAGACATAATGTATGACCACTGTGCAGGAGGAAGAAGCAGAGTATCCGCTTGTTCAACCATTAAAGTGGTTTCAAACACGTCGGCAAACGCGTCATTTACATCAAACAGAATCTGGTCTGGAGTTTTATTAACCCACTCAGTGCCAGAACCGCCATCGACGACGTTACCCGATGGAATGTTAGGGTTGCTGAAGAAACCAGGTAGACCAGAAGATGAATCACCAAAGAAAGCAATGTCATTTGTTTTCTGTTCAACTGATTTACGAGCAGCATTTGCACGGCGCTGGTCTAAAGCAGCACCGGTTAATTGTGATGCTTGAATTTCGTCTAAGCTGTAGCCGTACGAAATACCGATTGAACGCACAGGCGCAGAAGTTTCTTTACCTGCGATATCAGCACGAGGCAAATCGTCTGCATACGCTTGAATGATTTTAGCCGCACCAACTTGGTCATAGGTGCGATAAGTGATAGTATTCACTCCTGGACCCGCCTCGTTAGATACTGGGAAAAGCATACGTGCTTTCAGTTCAGGGTATTGAACATCATAGCTGCGAGATTTGATATGTTCTAATTGACGCTGAAAGAAGATACCGCCATCTGCATCCAGATAGGCATCGTTAACGGCGCGTGCGATTGCTGAATCGACAGAAACCACTTGGCCTTTAGAATCTTTAAGCTGCATGATTAATCTCCTTAAGCACCAGCAGTGGTGGAAGTTGAGTTAAGTACCAGAACGGCTACTTCACCCGCGGCGGCAGTAGTATCAAAATAACCGTCCAGTTGGGTTTCGCCTGCACCCGCCGCACCCGCGTCAATAACGCCAGTACCATTGGTATACTTGGCTAAATCGCCAGGTACGCAACCTGCAGGAACTGTTACCCAGATTTTACCTTTTTCCATAATAGCCATGGACTCAGTATCTTCATACTGAATAAGGCCAGTGTTAGCCGCGCCTTCCATATCTAGCGCGCGAACGGTAATACCTTTAAAACCGGTTTCATCAACGGCTGGTTCGGCTTGATTATCCGCATCAGTACCGCGAGTAACGCCAATGCCGAAAGCGCATGGGCCGTTTTCACATGAGCGAGAAGAAAGCACACGGTCAGACAAGTCAAAAATCATACCTGCAAGTGCTTTACGTAAATTACGAGTATAAGAAGTTTGAGCACTCATTATTTTTTACCTCCTTTCCAGGCGTTACGATTACGCTCAATCATTTTCTGACGAGCATCGATTACAACATCTTTAGGACTATCGTCCTTGTTATGTTGCTGGTTTAATGCGTCAGTAACAGGGTTAGAAGCCGAACTGGTCGACACGAGAGCATCAAAGCGAGCACGAATATAATCGGCTGATACGCTTTCGATGTCAATATCAGGGCATGCATCGGCAATAACCTCTTTGCGGATTTGCTCACAATCTTTGTTAGTATATTGAAACTTCGGATTGATTTTCAGAGCGGCATCGCGTGTGGCAATGCGATTACCGACCAAAGTGTCGAGCATTTCTGGAGTAGGAACTTTAGCTTTAGCGTCATCCAGTTTCGCTTGTAGCGAATCATTCTGCGCTTTGGCTTCTTTTTCCTTCTCTTCCATCTCGTCTTCTTTCTTTTTCAGCTCTTCTTCGGCGTCTTCCGCTTTCTTTTCCATGTCGTTGAGGCGCTGCTGCATCTTGGCTACAGCTTGTGCCGCCTGGTCTGACATTTCAAAGTCGACGCCATCAATACTTACTAATTTACCCATAATAGGTTCCTCAGGTATTTTGGTTGGTGACTCATCGGACACTTTACAAGCTGGGCCGCAGCGTCCATTATCGACTAGAGCAATATGATTGCCCCGTATATTTCTCTGGATGGCATCGTATGTATCACCCTCCGGAGTAACTCCTGATACCCACTCAATATCTGACTGGTATCCATTTGAAAGTTCTACTTTGCCTTGTTCGATTTTCTTGATAGCGTCGCTGGTAGTAACATACAACATCGTTTTTGCGTATATGCCGTCGACGGTAACTTCGGGCCCAGAAAAACCGATTTGGTATTTTTTAGCATTGTCCGCATTTACTAATTCAGATGGATGATTATCCGTCATAATTTTATTAGCAAATGAAGCAAGTGACTCATCAGAAAAGACTTCTTCTTTTGGGCGATATACCTTGATAATATCCATAGGATTGCGGTCTTCAAGACCCATTTCCATGGCTAAGTATTCCTGAATTCCGGTACGCGCTATTCTTGCGGGGACAATAAGGAAGCCTTCGTCAGTATATTTACGTTGGCTGTCAGTAAGGTTTATGCGGTCTTTGATGTACATAAAACTTCCTTGAAAAGATTAAAGAAATTATAGTAAGTTGGTTACCAGATGTACAGCTATATTTGTATCACTGGCTGAGCTATACACCGGCAATTGATGTCTTCCCCAGGATGTCCAGTATCTTTTGGAGGAGAGTCCCATCTGAACGTTTTTCCGTTATTATCTTTATGTGATTGGCGAACGTTACCGTCATCCGCTGTTACCCAAACATACTCTTCTATGCCAAGATTCTGCTGTCGTTGTTGGTTGAAGGCTGAATTCAATTTTGATGTTTGGTCTCGTGCAATAGTGCGAGCTCTATTTTCAGAAACTTTATATGCCTTTCTTATTTCTGATATCAAAGAAGAGGCGTTATTTCCTGTAACAGTTCCATTGTAAACGACGTTTTCTACCTTCTTGAGGAACTCTTCTGGAATAGAGCGAATCAAAGCTACATTATCTTGCGTCTTGGCAATCAAAATATCTTCAAGATTCTCATTTCGAACTATTGACTGCATATTAACGCCAATAGCAGACTCAATAGATTTATAGAATCGCTTCTTATTCTCGTTATCTACCCCTTTAACGAACGTACTTGCGACAAATCTAGCCTCAACTCCAATATTGGCATAAGCAGAACGTATGACTGTGAAGGCTCTTTCCAATTCAGAAGCATAAGCGTCGTTCACATATTCAGCTTCATATTGCTTTAGAATTGGAATAATCTTATTATTGATATCAGCTTTAAGACTGTTCGTTAGGTTCAGAAGAGCTTTCCGGAATTGTACTTCGTTCTTCTTCGGATTCTTCACTGGTCGAGCTTTCTTCTTCTTGTTCTTCTTCAGAGGATTCTTGCTCGCTGTTGAGTTCTGATTCAGGGTCAGAGTTAAAGGCTCCAGATAATCCGGCATTTTCTTCTTCCTCTTCTAATTCTTCGATGTATTTATCGGTAATGTTCTGATAAGTGCCTTTGTCTTTAAGTTGCTTAGCAACCATGCTTGGCTTAATAACGCCTTGGTCCAAATATACTTGGTCACGAGCGGCATCACGATTGCTCATTTCAGATTCTTGTTGTTCTGTAAGCTGGAATAAAGAGTTAAATTCGTAAGTAAGAATAGTTTCATCTTCAATGCCAATGTTTTTTGCCATAATCTTATCGAACTTAGAAAGCTTAGGACCATATATATTTACTTGGTCTGCACGAATTTTATCGTAATAATTCTTCTGTTCGCCTTCGCCTGTGGAATTTAGACCTTTAGGAGAATCGCCAAATAGGCGCGTAGCAGGAATATCGGATGCTCCAGAAAGAATCTGATTGAACGTACGGATTAAGTCTGGTAAACCTGAGAAAGTATTAGTCTTATTCTGGAAGTCTTCTTCAGAGTCCAGCAGGAGCATATTATTAAAGCTCTTAAGTGCTGATGCTAATGAAAAGCGTTTACGCAATAGCTTCTCACCTTCTTCTGATTCCAGATACCCCATTAAACCGCGTATTTTAACAACATCGACTACAGCTTCATACACCATGCTGGCTGCGGAATTAGTACAAGTATTAAAGTTAGTAACAGCATCGTAAATTCGGTCAAGTACTGAATCTGCCCAATATCCATTTCTACGGAATTCATCAAATGGAAGCTTTATTCCATCGAATCGAATCACTCTGCTGTGATGTACTACGACGCTTGTTTCATTAAAACGATATTCAGTAGGATATCCGTAATTTTCTTTTAATGGATTATGCTGAACTTGGTCTCCGCGTTGGACGCGATGTCGGTCAACTACGGCGATATGGCGTAAACTTCCTGGTTTGATAGAGTCAATGTCTAACTCTTCACGAGGGTCTTTGCCATCATCAACTGCGATTATAATAAAAGCTGTACCATACAATCGAGCCCATTTATGCGCTTCGTTAAATGCCGCTTTTAAGTTTAATCTTTCTTCTTCTGCTTCAAGCTTTTCTCTCATTTCAGAAGTTAGGTCATCATGATTAAAAGAACGCCATTCGCGAGTCATATCATCTGGAATAATGTCAACAATTTTACCAGACACCCAATCCGTGCGATACATAGCATTGAGTTCGTCTTGAGCGCCATCTTGAGATAGTCGCTTATTATTGACAAATGTACTATGCGCTCGTTTATCTGTCTCAGTACCTAAATTCGCAAGTAAGTTTTCAAGACCATCTTTTGTCATTCCTAAAACTTTCTCATCGATGATTTCTGCTTCTGTTTGGCTCATTATGGCGTTCCTACAATTTTATCAAAATAAATTCTCTATTATCCCAGCTTAAGATAATGCGTTTTCAGTGATACCTAATTCGGCATTTACGAGTAAATCTTCAATAGCATCCATAGTTGGGTCAATCTGGTCGTCATGTGCGTGGGTCATTAATGGCGTAAACCCTCTGAATTCCTCTTTGTAGTCACTTAACCACGGAGCTTCTGCTGGTAGATGAACATGGCCTGCAGCTATATGAGGAATACAGTTAAAAGCTCTTTCTACTTTATCTCTGTTTCTCTGGATGTCTTCTACAGGGATAGTCGTTTTAGAATTGATTGTCTGAATAAGAGAAGTACCGCTTGACTTATCTTCTATCTTGGCACATTGCACAGGGCGATTATTTGGATGATTCGTGTATCGGTGCTTATTCCAGAAATCTTTGAAATTACGCTCTAATTCTGGAGCTTCCCATTTACCTCTTAATTGGTCAATAAGATAGATACCTCCTGAACGACTCCATCCCCAACATTGAAATACTGAATAATCGTTATGCTCTTTGGTCTTGGCCGCAGTATCAGCGTAAATCCGCTTAATGACAATATCGTTAGGCAGCACAGTCCAGTATTTCCACCATTTATCTTTGAACATGCCTCCTCCGATAGGAGCAGGAATCTGGTGATACTGAGACGCTGTATTATACGGGTCAACTTGAGCCATTACCTCAAGCTGCTCTTTAGAATGCTTCATTTCCCACAGTACGTCGCCATCAATTTCGTACTTGATTGGAATACCGTGTGTATATTTCTTAGGATACCATTTCTCTATTGGTCCTTCAGGTATAGGTGTAGGTAATAAGAGATGATGCCATTTCTCGCCTGAACCGCCTTTTAGCAAGAATCCAGATGGGTCATCCTCGTGAACCCTCTGCATGATGACAATCATCGGGACAGATTCTAATGCTAGACGTGACTTGAAGGTAGATGTGAAGCGACGGTTAATCCTATTTCGCGTAGCGTCCGACAACGCGTCCTCTGGTTTAATTGGGTCATCAACGATAAATGCCCCAGTGAATCCTGATTCCATTCGGCCAGCTCGGAATCCGGTAACTGGACCGCCCGATGATGTAGCATAAACACCGCCGCCTTCTTTCGTGAACCAACGTTTCTTCGCCGATGTATCAATTCTTATTTCTCGTGGCCATAATTCTTGATACTCGTCTGATTCGACGATGTCACGACTCATCTGAGAATTCAGCAATGCTAAGTCGTCAGAGTAAGAAAGATGCATGAATTTGGCTTTAGGATTGATTGCCAGACCTCTAGCCATAAATGAAATAACGGCTAGTTCTGTCTTGGTATAACCGGGAGGTACGTTAATAATGAGCCGATTTATTTCACCGCTGATAACTCGGTCTAATGCATCACAGATTATTCTGTGGTGTTCGTTTACTATTAATTTTACGCCTTCTCTATGTTTGAAGAAATAGCGTGAGAAGTGAAGATGGGATTCATCAAATACGTATTTTAACGCATTGAGGTTATTTAGGTTATCAGCAATACTCATAGTCAGTAATCAAGGTCAAATTCCTTTCTTAAACGCTTTATCTCTAATCTTGATAATTTGCCGGTTACTTCGGCTTTACCCTTCTGAGAGACTTCTATTGCTTTGCGTTTCGGATGCATGTATTCCATCAGTTGCTTAGCAGCGTCTTGGCTTTTACCAATTTCTACTATTGAGCCCCTGTACTCGGCTTTTATAAGGTCAATTAGCTCTTGCCAATCCCAGTCATCCGGCGCAGCTCCTTCATATTCTTCTTCCAGAGCTAAGACTTTTAAGTAAACTTGCGAGACTCTGCGTGGGTCTGTACCACCCATAATCTGCGTTAAAAACTCTACCGGGCTTGGGATTTTCAGCTTGTCACATAGTGCCTTAACTTGTGATTCTGCGTTTATATCCATAGAGTATTATACTAGATTAGATTATTTGATTTGTATATAAAAAATCTCTTGACCAGAACAGGCTCCAGCCAAGAGATAAAGGGAACGTCCATGATTTGCAAGCGAGGATATAAAGAGCACGCGTGCACGTACGTTATATATCAGAGATTAAATTATGGGAAATACTATTTTCCAAAGTTACAATCTGCCAATTGTCCAATACTTTCTTAACCGAATTTGTTCTTTTAGCATTTCCGTTAATTCATCAATATATAAATCGACATCATCGTCATATTCACCATCATACATATCATTGAACAATTTTACCTGAGACATGTTAGTATTTATAGAAGCTAACTTTTCTTGGATATATCTTTTTCTTATCAATGATGCCAATTCAAACATGACTTTTCTTTTTGGAAATACTCTATATTGCGTTATTTGCATTTTAAGAAGTTCACCAGGTTTTAATCCTTTAACCGGATTTCTTTTAACTTTAATTCTATCTGTGTCAATATTCAATTTACCAAGTTCTAGCTTTTGTTCTGGTTGAGGTTCGCAAAAATGATTCATATTAATTTCACCATCTATAAAAGGCTCATTATATTTAATATACACTTTTGTTTTTTTATACACAGAAGGGTCTATCCGCCAATAGCTTCTTTGTTTGATTCCTATTTTTACCATTGCGGCCAATTCATCCATATATAAGTCTACATGGTTATCATACTCTCCATTATTTATTCTTTGGTAAATACGTATTTGTGTTATTGTCTTATAAACTGTATGTAAGACTTCTTGCAAATAACGTTTTCTTAAAGCGTTTACTATTTCTCTAGTTACCTTTTCACGGGGAAACTCGTCTTCCCACGGCTCTAATTTCATTTTCATCCGGTTTAAACATACTAAGCTGGGGTCATTTTTCATTTTCTTAATCTCCAATTAATACTTTTACCATTATAAACTAAAGCACAAAATTCTTAAAATTATTGCTCCCAAAATTAAAGATGTATTAGTGCAGATAATTTTAATGCCGACTTGTACCACTTAACTTATTGTTTTATAT